TTATTTATAATATCCAAGTAATTAAAAATGCTGTGCCTGTTGCATCATATGTTATAGAGCCCAATGTATTATTTAAAGCTCCAGCATCATAATTTATAGTTGTTCCAGCTGGTAAAATTTGACCATCCACTGTACCGGCAGCAGCTCCTACATTAGCAATAGAAAAACTATAAACTCCTGAAGGTGTAGCACTAGGTCCCAAATCATATAAAATTTGAGGTATTCTTTGTTGACCATTAGTAGTTCCAGTTAAAGCATTAAAAACAGCTTGAATACCCTCAAGTACTTTTAATTGGAAAGGAAAATTATTTCCCTTGTTTCCGTAGTCTTTTAAATTTCCTATTGACATAATTAGTATTTTATATGTTATTGAGGATTAATGATTAAGAAATGAATGTTTAATGGTTGATCCAATGGGCCAGAAGTATCTGGATTTCTAATAATAATCCTTGCAGAATTACCCAGTGCATTAATTTCTGAAGATACTACTGGAGTACCTGACCCAACAGCTGGATAATTAACACTTAAAAGCAAAATTGAATTTGCTTGTATATTTGTATTATTTAATATAAATACATCCGGTGTACCTGGTGCAGTACCTGCATTTACTGTATTAATAACTCCGGCATGTGTATTCAAAGTAACAGCTGTTGTAATAGAAGTTAACTGAGTTACAGTACCTGTATTATACAAAGATTGTAACGGTGCTGCATTTACTGCTAATGGTAACCAAGCATCATCTCTAGTTACATCTCTAGATCCAATTGCTAAAAGATTAGGTACATCTGTTGGTAAAGTGGTTCTATAATTACCCGCTTTAATCCATGATATAAAATTTAAAATATCCATTTTACTTTGTTTTATATATAATTATTAATTTAAATTCTTGCTACTGAAAGAAATCTAGCTCCAATAGAAGATGTTCCTCCAACGGATTCTACAGTAACTACAATGTATGTGTTAAGTGACCAGTTTATAGTTCCAAATGACAAAGCATTTTCAAAAATTCCAGAATTGTATGTTGCTCCAGCATTACTTCCAATACCTGAATCAGAGAATGCTTCATTTGGATCTGTACCATTATTTAAAAACTGGCAAAGATTATTAGTAAACCAAATATCTCTTTCAATTTTTACAACTCTTTGATTTACACCTGATGTTGCAGTACTTGTATTTGCAATAAGAGTTGCGCCAGTAGCATTAAAAACAGTTCCTTGAAAAGGGGCTGTATTAGTTATATAAACTTTTGTGTTTAAAGTTGTTGCTGCTGCTACTTTTTGTAATGCAGTTTTTATGCAAAAAATAGGCCAAGAACTATTATTATACGTGTTACCAGGTATTGTACTAAATGTAACTACTATATCAGATCCTGGTGCTACAGAAACTAATCCTGAAGGTACAATACTAAAACTTGGTGTAGCAGTTCCAGATGGACCTACTGGACCTTGAATACCTTGAGGACCTTGAGGACCAGTTGCACCTTGAGAAGCTAACAATGCCCAGTTAACTGTATCTGTAGCAGGATCTGTAGGAGAAGGCCCTACTGGATTAATACAAAAATAGGATGCCCCACCAAAACCTACTGCATCATTAGCTACATAAGTACCTGCTGCTGACCATGCACCTTGCCAATTAAGACCTGCTGGTCCTACTGGTCCTGGTACACCTTGTGGGCCTATTGGGCCTTGTGCGCCAGCAGGTATGTTTGCTGCAACTTGTGTTGTAAAATTTTGTACTGTAATAGCACCTGTTAAATATTCATCATCTCTTCTATCATCTTGAAGAGCCACAGGTAGTAATGTTTTATTAGGGTCAACAGAATTTACAATTCTACGACCTCTAATCCAAGAAATATAGCTTTAACTAATACAGGTAATAATTTACCGTAAGATGCTTCTAGTTTTTCAGGGTTTTCTTCATAAACTAAACCAAGGTAATTTGCATTTGCTTCTTCTTGTGATGCTTTTAAATCCTGAGCAATAAACCCAAAATCTTCTATATCATGCTTACCTTCCTCATTTCTATCATCCCATGTAAACTTAACTGGTTTTAGTTTTTCTACAAACTCTAATCCTACTGGTAGTTCTTCTATTTCTTTTTTGTCTCTTGCATCTGAAAGAGATGTAATTGTAGTAACAGCACAACGTAAAACATTATGAGAGGCATTACCTAAAGTAATAGAATTGTTTGTTGTTGCTGTAGCAGTTTGTGTATCATCACCTAATAAAACATTGTTACTTCCTGTAGTTAAAGTCGCTCCAGAAGAAGTTCCAACAATAACATTGTAACTACCTGTAGTTATAAAACCAGCTGAATTCCCAATACAAACATTTTCTGTTCCATTGTTTTGATATAATGCTTGTTGTCCTATTGCAACATTGTTACTTCCTGTAGTAATAGTATATAATGCAGCTTCTCCAAGTGCGCTATTTGAAGAACCAGTTGTATTATTAAATAAAGCATCCTTGCCTAAACTAGTATTATTACTCCCAGTTGAGTTATTTCTTAATGCATTTGAACCTATTGCTGTATTTGAATTTCCAGTATTTACTGGCATTGCTCTACTACCAACAATGGTAACATTATTACCAGTTGATGTATTTGGTGTAAATGCGGTTCCTCCATAAAGAATGAATCTATTATTAGCATTTATTTCTTTTATTACTACTCCATTGACATTTACATCACTTCCTGACTGCGGAATTATATCATCTACATTTATTTGACTCATGGTATTATTGTTAAAGTTGTTCCTACTGGAATGGTTAAAGTTTTCCCTACGCACATTGCTAGGGGTGTTTTATAAGTTAAATTAGCATTATTTGGTAATGTAATATTTTCATTAATACAACCTACTACTGTAAAACCATTTGCCCAAATAGATGAGGTAACAGCTGGACCTGGAGGTGTAGGAATTTGTGAGATAAAATCTTGAACAGTCATAGTAACTGGTACATAATCATCATCTCTTCTATTAGTTTTTACACCAAGAGGAATAAGTGTTTTTTGTGGATCTACAGTAGAGACAAGTCTACTACCCTTAATCCAACTAATAAAATTTAAGATATCCATTTCTAAATAATTACATACTATATCTATAATATAATGAAAATTATTTAGATAACAAACTAATTAAGATATTATATCTCCAATTTCTAATGTGTCAGAAATGATGTAGGTTGTTTCAGATAACATGTGCATATTATCCTGCTCAATTGCAATTATATTCTCTACAATATTATCTACTATTATTGCTACGCGTATCATTAGAAATATGTTATAATTATACAGTATCCATTACCACCTGTACCACCAGCTCCAGATGCTGCACTATTTGTAGATGCTCCACCACCCCCACCTCCAGCACATATACCACCATTACCACCTCTTCCCCCAGCTATTGTTCCTGCTGCATCTCCTGATGCTCCACCTGCTCCCCCAGATGATAATACAGCAAAGTTTGCATCTGTTAATGAAAATGTACCATTTGCACCAACAGCACCTGCTGCTACTCCACCAGATGTGGTATAAAACAATGTAGCTAAATCCATTTTTCTATTTTGAATAGAAGAACCTGAGTATCTATTATTTGCTGTATCTATTCCACCACCATATACACCACATGTAATTGGTCTAACATTGAACACGTTATTAGTAGTAAAACTACTTGCACTGAATGATCCTGTACCATATGCATTAACACCATATACTCCATAGATAAGCTGTGCTGCTGATTGACCACTACTATTTGCAACGTTAGTTCCACCAAAACCACTTCCCCCACCTGGAGCTATTATTTTAGCAGTTGCTGCATTTCCAGTTCCACCTATGTATGAAGTTCCACCAACACTACCTGCTAAACCATTTGTATTATCTACAGTAACAACACTGGCACCATTGCCTCCAATACCAATCCAAATATTTTCTGTAGCTGATAATACTGAAGCATCCATTTTATTAATTACAACAGAACCAGTAGCTGCGCCACCACCTCCATATCTTCCTGTTGTTGGTGCACCTCTTCTACCAGCACCTCCTCCACCGCCTGCACCAAATAAAAATACCTCTACTAGTTTTGCATTTGCAGGTTTAGTCCATACTCCACTTGATGTAAATGTTTGTATATTGACTGGTGTTCCACCACTACTTGCATAATTAGGAATATTTAATGTAGATCCTACTAATGTTGCTGCTCCACTTGTTCCTGTTGTAGTTAAACTTAATATTGGTTGATAGGTACTAGCTGCTGTAGCAGAAGTAAGGTAAGGTGTTAATGCAGAAGAATTAATATATCCTGCTGGATTTGTTGCATCATAAGGAGTAAAACCCAAAGCACTAGTAACCATAGATCCTGTTATACCTGAGATATATCCATTAGGATTTGTAAGTGGATAATACGTACTTGCTGCTGCTGCTACAGTTAAATAACCTGACAGAGCTGCAGTTGTAATATACCCTGCTGGATTTAAACTTAGTGGATAATACTGTAAGTCATAAGTAGGTAAACCATTACTCCATACTACTCCTGGGTTAGGATAAAATCCAGAAAGATCTCCACCAGCAGCTCCTGTTGGAGGACCACCACCAATAGTCTTTGGCTTACCATCTGGACCATTTACTTGTAATCCACCACCAAATATATTTCCATTATTATCAACTACTTGCATAATCTATACCATATACATAATAAGTTGTTCCTGGGATATTAGAGTATACAACTAATTCATCCCCTTCTTTTAGAGCATATATTAAATCATCAGTTACTGTATCACCAGCTCCTAGTGTTAATTCATACAATGTTTCACTAGTAGCAGATATTGCATCATATCTTTCTAGTGTAAGCACATATGGTAGAGGATTATAAAATCTTAAGTTTGTAATTTTAGTTAATATAACACCATTACTACCTATATAGAGTATAGTGCCTGCTACATTAACTTCTCCTTGCTTAACAATTTCTGCCATACACTAATATACAAAAAAATCCCCAGCTTTGCAACTGGGGACGAGCCTGTTTGTATTAACCTTGGAAACAGAGAGATACAGGCTATAGTAGTAGGCCGATTGCTAGAGAAAGGCTTAACATCAATAGAATACAAATATTTGCAAGTTTAAAATCATCTTCATTAATTACATACTGCTGTGAGATCTTATCATACACAGGTTTGTATAGTATATGTGCTATTGCCCATAACATGGCAATAACAGCAAACATGATTATAACTGCAGCTATTCTCATTATTCCATTTTTAATAGTTTCTCAGACATAAGTAAAGCTCTTGTCAAGTCACCTATAGTCTGATCAAATAATAAACTCTTTACTGGAGATCTATTAAGATTATAGTTCTCTTTAAGATCTTCAGCTAATTTAGAAAATACTTTTCTAAGCTCAATAATTTCTTCAGACTCATTAATCTCTTCTGAGTCTAAACCAACTAAGATATCCCCAAAGGAATAGATCTTAGTTTCTTTAAAAGCTACTTGCTCACTCATAATTTATCAATTCTTCTTTGTAAATATACTAAAGCTTTTTGTAAGTCTTCTTTTTTGTTAGAAGTTTTTTTACCAGCTCGTGCTAAATACTTTATAACATTCCCCAAATAAAAGTCTTCATCTAAACCCCAGGCTTCTAGTACATTAAATACCTCATAAGTATTTCCTGCTCCACCATAATACTTAGGTCTATTATAATCCAATAGTCTATCTGCATATGGTTTTTCCATAGCATTTATTGTATTATACTTTCTGTACATTTGAGTATTGTACAAGTTCTCTGATTCTTCTGTAAGATTTACCATACTATTGCAATGTCTCTTTCAGCAACCATTAACTTCATTCCATCTTCTAGCTCTACTGCTTCAGATGATTGTAGTCCAATAATACCAATATAGACTTTGCTTCCTACATGTATATTTTCTACTTCATCTCCTACAGCATAAACTTCTAATCTAGTCCATGTCTTTCTCATGTCCATCTCAATAGCAAGTTTATCAGCTTCACTTAATTCAAATGGAGATTCTTTTACTTCTGGTTTATTTAATAAAACCCGTTTTCCTTTTAGTTGCATTTTATTGGTTTTTAATTACAAGCAAATATAAACAAAATTTATTTACCTTGCCCTCTATATAACTTTTTATATTTTTTGCTTGACTTAAGTTGACTAGTTTTAGTTTTAGCATGTATGCCTGGACGGGATACTTTAGTTGTAACTAGTTTTGTTGTTAGTTCTTTTATTTTTGCCATGATATATTATTTAATACTATACAATATACTAAATTATTTAATTACTCTGTGAAAAGTTATATTACTTTTTGCACGTATGTCCTTATGGGTATACTGCCAGAACTCACCTGTTTCATTTATTATCACAGTGTATATAGTATCTGTTTCATGCCCATAGTCAGTAACTAACCAAATAACCCCCGGGCCTTTTGGTGTAATAACTTCTACTCTGTTTGTAGGTTCATAGATCATGGTAGTTCCATTTTAATTTTTTCATCCCGCTCTACAAGTGTCTTATATAACTCTATATCTGTTGACCATTCTGCACCTGTCCAAAACTCAAACCCAGAATAGTTAGATTTATACAAACAACACTGCTCATACCCACCCAACAAATATACATATTCACATCCTAATATTCTAGCTGTTTCACATTCATACATTTGAGCTACAGTACCTAGTGATAATTTAGGATTAGCATAATCCCATATAAACTGGTATGCCACAAATTGATCATTGAATGTTTTGTACAAACTAATCCCTACCAAATCTCCATCCCAGTATTCTATAACAGAGCAATCTTCAAATGATGATAAACTAATATCCCGTTTAAACCCATGATAGTCACAATACTTTTCATAGAGCTCAGAATACTTTTCTCTTTCAGCAGCTACATTGCCTGCTTGAACTATAACTCTCTTTGATAATTTCTTAGTTGTCTTTGATGGGGAGTACTCAGATAAATTAATCCGGGTACTTCTTTCATTGTACCACTTACCCTCCCAGGGAATCCATCCTTGTTTAAGTGCATCTGTAGAAGATTCATTAGGATCTAGTATACCATAAGCACAATTGACTATAACTTCTAGATCACTTACTTTGCCAAACCCATTAATGTGATCAAAGTAGACTTTCACTTTCTAGAGAAGAAGTTTTTCTTAGGTGTCTCTACCTTGGTAGTTTTAAGTTTCTCAATGATCTTGTTTGCTTCATCTTCAGCAAACTGAATAACCTCTTCTTCTTTATCCTTGATATTCCAGTTGTTTAGTAGAATACTCATGTGCATAGTTTCATGCATAACAGCTGTGGCTTTCTCTGTAGTAGAATATTTCTTGAAAGTTCCTAAGTTCAAAAACAAGAAAGGTTTGTTGGGAGCTTTTGCTGTAAGTTTTGTATCAGCAGGATCATAGTTAGTAAGACCATACATGTAAACTCCATTGCCAGTAGTTTTATCTACTTCTTCAGCTTGGGCATCTGCTCTGTTTAAGCCATGCATCTCCGGGACCTTGTAATAGTCAAAGATCTCAGTAGCATCATTACCAATGAGTAGGATATACTTACCCATGTCAAACTTCTTCATATACTAA